ATGGGTTGGGCGAAAGCCTATCGAGAACTGTTTAGCCTTCTCATTGGAGGTCAAGTTCCAAAATGGGACACAAGCAAAGTTCGTCCTGCCGGCGCGCGCCTTAAGACTTTTGGAGGTAGAGCCAGTGGGCCAGAACCGCTCGAAGATCTCTTCAGGTTCACCGTCGAAACTTTCCGCAAAGCAGCAGGTAGAAAACTTACTTCTATCGAATGTCACGATATCATCTGCAAAATTGCGGAGATTGTCGTTGTCGGAGGTGTTCGTCGATCCGCACTAATCTCTCTCTCATCGCTCACTGACGAGCGTATGAGGGATGCGAAGAGTGGTGCATGGTGGGAAGCAAACACACAGAGAGCCCTTGCGAACAACTCTGTGTCCTACAAAGAAAAACCAGAGCCAGGCACATTCATGGAAGAATGGGTCGCTCTGTACAAGTCGAAGAGTGGTGAGCGTGGAATCTTCAACCGCGAAGCAGCACAGAAGCAGGTTGAAAAGGCAAACGCATTCAGAACCAAGATGGATCCAGAATACCGAACCCGCGATGCGGATCACCTGTTTGGAACTAACCCTTGTTCTGAAATCATTCTTCGTGACCGTGAGTTCTGTAATCTCACGGAAGTCATTGTCCGTGCTGATGACACACCCAAGAGTCTGGCACGCAAGGTAAAACTTGCCACCATTCTCGGCACTTGGCAGTCAACGCTTCTCAACTTCCGCTTTCTCTCTGGTGAGTGGAAGAAGAATTGTGAAGAAGAACGCTTGCTTGGTGTGTCACTCACTGGTATAATGGACTGCGAAACTACGAGAAAGGTAGAAGGATTGGATTTAACTTTACGAAGACTTCGCAGTGAAGCGATCAAGGTGAACAAGGAACATGCCGATGAACTCGGTATTCCCCAGTCTGCCGCGATCACTTGCGTGAAACCATCTGGAACCGTTTCTCAGTTGACCGACGCAGCGTCTGGTATTCACGCTCGTCACAACGCACAGTATATTCGTACAGTGCGTGCGGATAACAAGGATCCCCTGTGTTCGTTTATGAAGGACAAGGGATTCCCGCATGAAGCAGATGTCATGAAACCAGATCATGTCACTGTGTTCTCCTTCCCTGTTCAGTCACCCGCTGGTTGTGTCACTCGTAATGACATGACTGCGATTGAACAACTCGAACTGTGGTTAGTTTACCAACGGCACTGGTGTGAGCATAAACCATCCGTTACGATCACAGTCAAGGAAGAAGAATGGCCTACCGTGGGTGGATGGGTATATGATCACTTCGACGAGATCTCTGGAATTTCGTTCCTTCCTCATAGTGATCACTCATATCGTCAAGCACCCTATCAGGATTGTACTTGGAATGAGTACGAAGAAATGCTCAAGAAAATGCCAGTCGATGTAGACTGGAGCGATCTCGGAGAGTACGAAAAAGAAGATAACACTTCTGGATCTCAGACAATGGCTTGTTCTGGGAACTCTTGCGAGATCGTAGACTTAACAAACTGATCTAAATCATAAGGAGAAAAAAATGAAAATGATCAATGCTATTATTACATCCTGTCTTTTCAGTGGAGTTGCTGTAGGACAGGATATGGACACGATGACTCTTGTCCAGATGGACGCCGCAACGCGAACATCACTGAATGAAAATCACCTCAGTCTCAATGTTGGTGGTTTCATGCAGGCTGGTTGGGAGTTTTCCAACGGTGGCGGACTTCCCGCACAGAACGGATTTGCGGTGGACCGCGCCCGTCTTACCTTCTCAGGAGATATGAGCAATGAGAGTTTCTCTTACCTCGTCAGTGGTGATTGGTCAGATGTTACGAACAGTTTCGATCTGCTTGATGCTGTCGTTACTCTTCGCATGTTCGACGAAGCAAACATCCGAGTCGGACAGTTTGTTCCCCAGTTCTATGCTGGATTCGTCACCGACCCAACCCAACTCACAACCCTCAACTACAGCGTCTCAGCCCTCACCTTTGGTCAGGGACGAGGAGCAGGTATCGAAGCCTTCCGATCCTTCGGTGACTTCGATGTCAGCGTCTTCTACAACAACGGTTTCGACACCGCTGGTGCAGGAGTCGGTGACAACAACTATGCCATCGGTGTTGCTGCGACTTACCATGTGGATGCTGCTGTTTCTCTTAACGGTGGTTGGGCTTATGATTCTGTCACGGAAGGTGTGAACAGTTTCACTTTCGGTGGTGAAATCACTGAGGGTCTTCTCACTCTCGACGCCGATTGGATCGTCAATGATGCAGGTGATGGTAGTCTCAACAACTGGTCTATCGTCACCACCGCTGCCTATCAGTGCATGGATGACTTTGAAGGGTTTGCACAGTGGGAAATTGGTGACTATGATGGTAGTCTCAACCTTCTCACCGTAGGTGGTAACTACGATCTTGCTCACGGACTTGTCTGGACTAACACCTTCGGGTATGCTCTTGAGAGTCTTGGTAGTAATTTCGTAACTGATAACACTGGATGGCGTGCTGGTTCCTCATCGGGACAGTTCGTTGTTCGTAGTGGTATTACGCTTAGTTTCTGAATCTTATTGAAAGGATAATAAAATGGCTACAAAAGCAAATGAAATGACATGTTCGAAACCATGCTGCCCATGTGGGTGGCTCGGTAAGCGAGTCCTCGGACTCTCACTATGTGTGTGGATTCTTCTGTTCGCAGTGATTCCTCACACCGCTCGCGGTGTTTCTTGGAGTGCAAGAACCATCTCTGGCCTCTGGGACGGTGGTGTTCGCGTCGTAGAGCGTGGTGATCGTCCAATGCGTGGTGACCCGGGCGCTCGACGCCCTGCTCGCTCTGCTGAGTGACTACACCCAAAAAACGATATTTTATACATATCGTACACTTTAATATTTAAGTGGATCACCTCATATAGACACCCCTTCACGGGGGTGTCTATATATTTACATGAAAGATCTTCAATTTATAGCAGGAATCGACTATAGTTTGTGTGGACCAGCGATTTGCATAAACGATCTCATGAAAAAATTCTCCTTCCACTCTTGTCAATTTTACTTTCTTAGTAATGTGAAAAAGCACGCAAGAAAGGTAAAATCTAATATTCGAGGAGAAAACTTTGCAAAATATAACGAAGAAGTTCAAAGGTATGAAACGATTGCCGATTGGGCGATTGATAAGGTTATGGGATGTCAGAGTGTAGGACTAGAGGGATATGCATACAACGCAACCGGCAAAGTTTTTCATATTGCAGAAAATACTGGAGTTCTTAAATACAAGTTATTCCAGAAATCAAAGCCAGTAGATGTGTTTACACCAAGTGAAATAAAAAAATTTGCGTCTGGAAAGGGAAATGCTTCGAAGAATGAAATGTACAATGCTTTCGTTGCTGAAACAAATGTTCCCCTTAAAACATTCTTTGGTATGGATGGAAAGGATGTCAAGAGTCCTATCTCAGACATCATTGATTCTTATTATGTTTGCAAGTATCTAAGGCACAAGGTGTACGAATCACCTGTTTGATTTTTTATAATCTTTCCATAACCAAAAACTTAAACCTAAAACAGCAGCACCCCACATAATGTGTGGTGTCGCTTGATAAAGGAAAGAAGTTTTCTCTGCCTTTACTTCAGGAAAAGACTCGGGTCTTTCGGTTCTAGTGTAATCGCTGGTTCTTAGAGTTTGATCCCCCGCGCAGCCAAACAGAGAAACCAATATCATAATGCTAATTAAAACAGAAATGATCAAAGAAATAAGAAGTTTTCTTGTTTTACACATCATTTGCATTTCGCCGATGCGTTTCCGAAATAGAACCCCACAATTGTCACAAGAATTTGTCTGTTCTCTTGGGTGAACAGATAACCATTGATCGCTTCGAATGAGATGTAAGTATTTTTACCAAAAAGTCCGAAGAAGTCAAGGGGTGCATATCGTTGCTCTTCGAGTTCTACTACTGTTGGTATGGAAAAGAAAGGTAGAATGAATGGTGCGAGGATCGTACCAAAGAGGATGCATAGAACGATAATCCTGCGTACAACCTTTCCTGCCTCCAGCGGTACTCGCTTGACTGCTGCGTCGGCTGCTTCTTTTCTTT